TGCGTGCCGACGTTCTGGTCGATCGCGATCTTGAGGCCAACGCCCGCGTCGATCGTGCCCGACTCGTATTGCTCCGTCAGGAGCTTCTGCGAGTTGAACAGCGTGCCCAGGCCGTTGATCAGCGAGGTGTTCGCCGCCGGCGAAAGCAGCAGGAACAGTTGGTCGTCGTCCGGTGCGCCCATCTCGAGCAGACGCTGCCGCACTTGCAGGAGCGAGGTCAGCGTCGCCGGCGGCGTGCCCGGCGTGCCCACTTCGTTCGGGGTCGTGAGGTAGAGCAGCGCCGCGTCGCGATCGACACGGTTGCGGATGACTGCCATCTGCGGCATCAGCACGCGCTTGCTGAAGTCTTGCAGCGACAGCGTGAGCTCCTGCGACGTGAACTGCACGTCGACGCCGAATTGCGTGGTCAGCACCAACGGGACTTGCGTTTCCGTCTGGTCTTCGACCTGCAGCGTGGAGCCCTGGCGGCCGATGTAGCGGGCCGGCTTGCGGATGTTCAACGTCGCGCCGATCTTGGCTCCGTCTTTCGCGAATTGATCGCTATAGGACGAGTCCATGAACTTGACGGCGTTGCATTGGTTCTCCAGCACGATCACCGCTTCGTTGGTGATCATGGTCGGAGTGAGTACGGTATTGGCCACAGCAGATTCCTCTCGCTATTTCCGCGGTCCGGCTCCGGCCTTCGCCATTCGGTTGCGCCACGCCAGGTGCTGCTCAGGCGTCGCGTTGGCGGGGTAATCGGACGGACCCGTTCCGCGGTTGCCAGCCGGTCGTCCCGGTGCTGGCACGTTGGACACATTGAGGGAACCCGAGCGCATTGCGTTAGCGATTCGCGTGATCTGAAACGACAGCGACATGTCCGGCAGCGTCGCGAGTTGGCGGATGACTTGCGGGTGCTTCGCCAGGTAGAGAGCAACATCGCCCCCCATGCCCGACAGCGCCATCGCGGCCCGCACGTTCTGCGGGACATCGAAATGCGCGTCTGACATGACGTCGCGATACTCCGGGAACCGCGCCGCAGCTTCCTGCATCTGCTGCCCGAGGGCCCCGTTGATCTCGACGTCGGCCTGCGCCAACATCCGCTGCTGCTGCTCGACACCTTGCCTCTGGGCGTGTTCGTTCGCCATGCGCGTCGCTTCCGCGAACTCCTGCCGCACGACCTGCCGCGCTTCATACCGCGCCTGCGCTTGATTGAAGTCGGCCCAGTTGCCGAATTGCTCGAGCCGGGGCGGAGCCTCCTGCTGGTGCGCGTCAGCCTGCGCGCGCGCCTGGGCCGGATTCATCTGTCCCTGCAACACCATCGCCAACATGCTGCGAAGCTGCGAGCTTTCCTCGCGTGCAGTACGTTCGCGTTCCAACAGTTCGCCGAATCGACGCTGCGCTCCGCTGTCGCGCCGACGCGGCTGCGCCGGTTCGCCATCGATGTCGCCGGCGTCGCTTTCCGGGGTCGGTGCTCCCGGCGCGGGTTGCCCCGCGTCTTGCTGCACGCTCGCCGATTGCGTGCTGGTGTCCTCCGGCGCTGAGGGCGCCGGTGCGGCCGGAGTTGCAGGTGCTGCGCTGTCAATACCTGGCAGTTCAAGTTCGGGCGGCATGTTGCCTCCTTGATCGCTCGCCGATTGCGATCGCTGTCTCCCCGCTCGACCTCGAGCAGGTGCGGCCGTGCAACAACATCAATCGAGGCGCCGCGATCGACTGCGGCGGCCTCTGTTGATGCTGCTACTGATAAACGCGTCCGATGACGGACTGCAACACAAGAGCGTCAGCCGCGGTCGCCTTCTGGTAGCTGATGACGAGCGCCTGCTCGACTGCGCTCGGGCCCGAATATGCGGCGCCGGATGCAACCGAGATCGGCGCGGTGGTATTCAAGCCCCAACCGGCGCCGGTGACGCCGATGCCCTGCGCGTCGATCGTCGCGCCGTCGCCGCGGCCCGTGACCACGATGCGGGTCAACTGGCCCGCGCTCGAGGTCGCAAGCTGCGTGCCGATGATCGTCCCGCCTTCCAACGCGGTGTTGGCGCTGTTGCCGAAGTAATGCTTCAGCGTCTTCACGTTCACGTTCTGGCTGCAGGTGATTGCGTAGTCGAGCTCGAGGCGGAAATTCGGCTTGAGGAAGCCGGCCGGGAAGCGTACCGCGAAGAGCTCGAGCTCCGTCGTCAGCGTGACCTGCGTCGTGTACTGCACGCCGTTGATGACGAACTCCGGGCCGCCGCCGCCAGCTTGCGGGTTGGACAGGGTCATCAGCACGGCCGTGCCTGCCGCCGTGGCGGCGCTGACGCGCAGGATGGTCGAGACGCCCGCCTGGCCGGCGATCGTGTTGACGGTCGCCACCGCACCCAAAGCCGAAGGCACATAGGTCGTGCCGTTGTCTTCGGAGCGTTCGATGCCGATCGTACCGGTGCCGGCGGGAATCGCCTCGAGGCAGTAGTACGTTCCCGGCGATGGGCGAATCAGTTGCGGCGCTCCGGCCGGACAGTTGATGATGGTACTGGGAAGGGACATGGTGCTCTTCTCCTGCGTTGGTGCTGCGTTATGTCCGCAAACCCTGCGGATGAGGGTGAAACATCAGATTCCGTTGCCCGGAGTGACGTAGACCGTCGACGGGCCGGCGGCGGCGCCGATGACGGAGATGAACGAATCGCCTTGGGCGCGGCGGATGATCTTGCGCTGTCCGACCAGGACCGGATAAGAGTTGGCAACCGTCGCCGTCACCGACGGCGTGTCGACGCCGCCAGGGGATGCGCCGGGAGATGTCTCGACGAAGACGATCTGCGGCCCGACATTCTGGATCTCGAGGTATTCGCCGCCGCTATGCGAGCCGAAGGCCCCGGTTACCCCGCCGGTCGGAATGCGCGCGCCGATCGCGGCCGCGGTGACGCTCAAGGTCAGCGTGCCGAGATTTGCGGGAAGGAATGCGTCGACCATCATTGTCCGTTACCTCCTTGCGGTGGGGCGCCGCCGGGCGGCGGCATATTCGGCGGCATCATACCCCCGCCTCCTGGCGGAGGGCCTGGTTGCGGTCCGGGCGGAGGCCCTGGCGGCGACATTTGTGGCGCAGGCTGCTGCGTCGGATCCGGTTGCCCGAGTCCGGCCTGCGCGACGACGCCCATCATCTGCTGCTGATCCTGCGTGTCCTGCTGCTGGATCGCCGCGGCGACGTCGGAGAAGTCGGGCCCGCGGCGGATCGACTGCCCGCCGGCCGCGACCTGCTGCATGATTGCCGGCAATAGCGGCGTCGGATCCATCCCGAGCTTCGCGATCGCGCCGGCAATCTGCCCGACCATGTCGAGCTTCGCGATGAACTCCTGCGACGCGTTGTTCTCCGCCTCCATCAGCCGCTGCGTGGCGAGGTCGTCGCGCTTGCCCTGCGTCTCCATCAGCGAGGACATGAAATCGAGCCGCTTCGATTCGTTCTTCGTCTTCAGCGTCGCGTTCTCGTCGGAGAGCTTCTTGATCAGCGCCTGGGCCTGCTGCGTCATCGCCTGCATCTGCTGCTGCGCGCCTTGCAGCGCCTGCTTCAGTTGCGCGACCTGCGGATCCTGCGACTCGTCGGCCTCCATCTGCTGGATCTGCGGCGGCAGCATTGCCTTCAGCCGGCGCGCGACGCGCTTGCCCACATCGCCCGGCCAGTCGGCCATGTCGGCGAAGATGTCGCCGATGAGGGGCGCCGTCTGCGGCCCCATCGCGTCCATGAACTCCTTGATCTCGCTCGCCGCCTCGACGCGACGCGTCTCATACGACGGCCCGGTCGTCACCACCACGTCGTAGCGCCCGACGCGAACGTCGTTGACCGTCTTCGTCGCGTTAAGATTGTTCGGATCCGACATCTGCTGGTTCAGCGTGACCTGCTTGTCGGTGCCATCGATGTTGACCAGGCGCACCGCGCGCTGACCGGAGTAGTAGTACGGAATCAAGTCGACGATGATGCGACCGGTGTGCTCGATCGCGCGCGCCTCGTTGTCACCGTACTGGAACACCGCGACGTCGCCTACGCGCTGCGACTGCACCAGAGCACGCCACGGCGTGTCCGGATCCGGTGCCTGCTGATCGTGCTGCCCGGTGATCGCTTGCAGGTTCTGCACGCACAGGGAAAGCATCGTCACCAGGCCCTGGTCGACGCCGATCCCTTCGGGCCGCGCCGGCGGCTGCGTGATCGCCTGGCCGTCTTCGGTGTAGACGATGTTCCACTCGAGCACGGGATGATTCTCCGTGTTGAGCGTCTCCCATCCCTTCTGGTTTTCCGTCTGGCCCGCGGCCGCGATGAACGGAGCTCGAGGGGCCAGCGCGATGCGCTCGACCATCAGCGTGAATGCATAGTTCAGCATCATCTGCGCGTCGCGCATGCGGCGGATCACACCCTGGTAGATGCGCTCGCCGTCGATCATGATCTCGTCGCCCACGCAGCAGACGATCGGGATGAACTTGCCCTTCCATTCGTACTTCGCGAGCGGCGTATCCTTCGCCGTCACCTTGTACCAGTCGACGCGCTTGCGCGTGCGGTCCTTCTTCTGCATCACCTGCGGCGGAAGCTGCGGCGACGCCATCATGCCCATCACCGCGGGCTCCGGCAGCGCGGCGAGGAACTTCTCCATCAACTGCTGGTAATCCTCCTCCCACATCGTCATGCCGTTGTCGAGCAGGCACAGCACGTCCTGGTACTCGACGATCTCGAAATAGTCGGCGACGCAGACCATGCCGGCCGCGTACCACGACGCCCAGGAGCCGCTCGAGTATTCGGCAGAATCCCACGACACCGCGTCGCCAGCGTCCGGCCACTCCTTCTCGTAGGTTTCCTTGTCCAACCACTCGCAGACGAACGCGTACTGGATGTCGCTCTTGTCCGGCGCCTTGGCATCCGGATCCAGGTACACCGCCGACGGATTCGCGATCGCCTGCAACTTCAGCACCTGGTTGAACGAGTCTTCCGCCTCCCAGTCGCTGATCACGCGCCAGTAGCCGCGGCCGCCGGTGACGGCGTGCTCCATGCCGGTGTCGTAGACGCTGCCGGCCTGCGAGTCGTACTCGATCGCGCGCACCAGACCCGAGTAGATGTCCGCAATCTGCTGCGAGCTCCCATTGCCGGCCGGGCGCACCTTGATCGCCGGCTGATTCTTGCGCTGCTGGTTGGTGATGCGCTTGACGAACGGGCCCGTCTGGTTGAACTCGAGCCACGGCCGCGGCGGATTCGCGCGCTCGCGGTCTTCCCTGTTCTTCGCGTTCCATTGCTCGCCCTTCTTCCAGGCGAACTTGGTGTCCTCAATCTGGTTCTTGCGATTCTCCGCGTCCTCCGCGTCGACGTACTGCCAACGCTCGAGCGCGCGCAGCACGACGGCCGCGTTGCCCTTGTCCTCCGCCTCTTCGCCTCCGGCGTCGGAGTTCGAGACGTTGGCGTCGACCGCGTCGAGCGCGGCCGTGCGCGGGTCCGACGGCCCTGGCGCGTCGTCAATGCCCGGCAGGGTAACGTCAGGCGGCATCGCTGCGCGTTTGCGCGTCCTTCTCGTCCTGGATGACCTGGGCGTCCGCGTCACCGTGCGCCTTGGTGCTCGCCGGCGGCTCCTGCTTCGGCGCGGCTTCCGTCGCCATGATGTCTGGAACCTGCACCGCTGCGTGCGTCGGCGCGACGCCTTCCGGCACGCCGGTCCGGGCATCGGCGATCGTGCCAAAGCCGCGGTCGGACATCGCCGCCTCATGCTCCGGGTGCAGCGCCATCACATGCTCGATCACCCAGGCCTCCGCCCGCTTGATCGATCGGTACATCATCTTCGGGAATTCCATGCTGCCTCCTCGAGCCATGAACATCGAATGCGGGACGCCGATCACGTCATCCACGCGCCAGGCGACAAGCGCGTGCCGCCATGCTGCTTCTGCTGCGTCTTCTTTTCCTTGTCGCGACGCGGCGCGTTGACTGCAAACGTCAGCGCGAGCGCGTCAGCGTCGTCTGGTGAGTGCAGCCCCCGCGCCGACATCGACTCTTTGCTCTCGAGCTTCAGCCGGTTGTGCAGGTCGTACCCGTACTCCGGCCCGACCAGGTCATCGCGCAGATCCGCGTCCCGATCGATCGAGGCGCCCGGCAACCAGTCCTTCATCCGCGACCAGCACTCCGCGCGCTTGTTCAAGAAGTCGGACTGGTTCTGCGCTCGAGCTCCGTTCTGCACCTCGATCACCATCTTCGCGCGATCCTTGCCGAGGAGTGCCTTCACGCGGTCGACGACGCCGCCGCCGACACCGTTGCCATCGATGAACACCAGGTCCGGATCGTGCGTGTCGATCGCCTCGCAGACGTAGCTGGCGAGGTCCATCGTGTCGACGTTGCGGTACTTCTTCGGCTTGATCGAGCGCGCGTCGCGGCCGCGGCGGAAGCGGATGATCGATTGATCCTCGCCGAACCGCGCGACGTCCACACCCATCAACAGCGGCGCGCCCATGTCGTCGGCGACGTCACGCGCCTGGGCCTGTTCGATCGTCTCGTCGTCGATGAACTGCTTCGCGCCGGCCCGAGGGAACACACCGCGCACGCGAACGCGAACGAAGTCGGAGTCCTCGCCGAAGTCCTCGACCCATTGCGCGCATTGCTTCTTGTTCGCCATCTTGCAGTCGCGCGAATCGATCTGCCTGGTCTGCCAGCGATGGCGCAGCCGGCCGAAGCATTCGCGGAACCTGCCGGTCGGCCGCGTCGGATTGCCGAACACCGCCCAGATCACCTCGCCCGTTGTCTGCCCGCCTTCGGCCACTTCCCAGATCACGTCGGGAATGCCGGAGGCCTCGTCGAAGATGATCACGACGTGCGCCGCATGCTGCCCGGCGAAGGCCTCCGTGTTCTGCTCCGTCCACGGCACCGCGGCGAAGAACCACGTCTCCGTGTTATCGATGTGGTAGAACTTGGTCGCGGTCCAGTTGAACCAATGCGCGTTGATCGCACGCTTCCACCACACCGCGAGCTCGCGCCAGGTCTTCGTCTCGAGTTGCTTCGTCGTGTTCGCGGTGACAACGCCGTTCACATGCGGCCGCGTAGACATCGACCAGAGGATCAACCACGCGACAAGCGCGCTCTTGCCGATGCCGTGACCCGATGCAGTCGCGAGCCGGATCGCGTCATGCTCGTTCGCGCTGCGCATCGCTTCGTCGATGGTGAGCACGCCGGCACCGATGTCCTCGAGCACTTGGCGCTGCCAGTCGTCGGGCCCGTCCGGCCAACGCTCGAGGTCGCCCTTGCCCCAGGCGAAGGCGAGCATGACGAACCGGTACGGATCCGCGTAGCAGTCCGCGATCGCGTCCGCGAGCAGGAGCTCACTTGACGAGTGCGAGTCGCTTGCGCCCATCGTTCAGCCGCTCTTCGATTTCCTTCGCCATGACGTGCTCGACGCGTTGGTCGACATCGAGCTTGTCACCGTACTTCTGCGGCGCCGTGACCTTCAGGAACCATCGCCGCGTTTCCAACTTCACCTTGGCCCGCTCGACCAGGTCGCGCGTCTCGCGCTTGGTCTGCTTCGTCATCTTGCCATCCTTGCCCGGAACTTCAGTCGTCGTCACGATCTCGCCGATCTCGACCGTGTCGGAGATCTCGAGCATCTCGTCGAAGATGGCATCCTGCATCGCGTCGCGCGCCAGGCGGTAGCGGTCACGCGCCTCGAGGTCGCGATCGCAGAGCTTGTAGAAGTCGTTCGGGCTGATCGGTTGCTTCGCGATGGCGCGCCGGACCGCGGTGCCGCTGCGGACGTCCTCGAGGATCGCGTCGAACTGCTCAGGCGTCATTGCAGCCGCGCCGCTCCGAGCGGATAGCCTTCGTCGCCGGGCAGGATCAGCGACGGCCGCGCCATCTGCTCGAGCCAGGCCTTCGCGATCGCTTGCGCGGTGCCTTCGTCGCAGTCGGAGCCGACGGCCTGGTTCCACGCGTCGCGGGCGAACTTCACCAGGGTCGCGACGGTCGCGGTCTTGATCGAGTCGTGATCCATGATCACGCGCGCCTGGCGCACCGGGATCGTGAGCGTGAACGACGGCGAGGTCGGATGCCCGCCGCGGGCGCCGGCCGGGTGGAACGCGACGGCGACGTCCATGTCGACGCGCTCCTTCTTCGCGTGCTCCGCGGCGACGGCGTGCGTGGTCGCGTCCTGCTGGTGCTCGAGCTCGTTGCTCATCGGTCGTAGGGGTCGCGCGCCTTGCTGACGTGCGGCCTGGTTCCGTGATCGAGCGGCAGCGCCGGCTTGTGCGAGCTCATGCTCGTCGACGCGTGCGCCGGCCTTCCACCACCGGCTGCACGCTGCGTGTTGAGTGCGATGGCAACGGCCTGCTTCTGCGGCTTGCCCGCTGCCATCTCCGTCGCGATGTTCAGCCCGACGGCGGCCTTCGATCCCGACTTGTCGAGCGGCATGGTCAGGGCGCAGGCGCAGGTGCGATCGCTGCCTGCAAAGCTGCCGTGTCGGCCTCGATCGCCGCCTTGACGTCCGTCAGCGCGGCAACGGCCGCCGGTTCGTCGCCGAGTGCCGCGATCGCCGCGGCCAACTTCGCCGTCGCGTCCTGGAGGGCAGCAATGGCCGCCGTGACTGCTTGGTGTTCGGTTGCCGTGTCGGCCTTGATGGCGTCAACGAGATCGGTGAGTGCTGACATCGTGGGTGCTCCCAGGTTGATGTGAACGTGAACGTGTAGGTCGAAGCGCACGGTCGCGAGTGTGCACCCACGTTGACGGCGCGGTCAAGCGCGAGCGGGGGCGATGGCGTTACGCGCTCGCGCTCCCCTCCTGCTGTATCGCCAGTCGTTCGGCTGCGTCCTCGAGGAGGTCGGCTGCGCGGCGTGCATGCAGCGGCTTGCGCCATCCGGTGGGGGGTGCGGTGCGGTTGAAGTTGCGCGCACGGAACGGCGGGAAGTGACGGTGGCACCACCATTGATCGGAGCCGAGCGTCGAGTCAGCGAGGGCACCGGGAGCACGGCAGCGATTGCCCTGGCCGTCGGTGGAGTGGCAGAGATGGCGCTCGAGGTCGGCCTTGGTTTCGACGCCTGGCTCATGCCATCCGCAGAGGGTGCAGTTGTCGCCGTCGACGGGGGCGTTGCAACGTGGGCAGTCGCGCATCAGAGTCTCCCTTGTTCCATGCGTTTGAGGATGTTGTTCTGCCAGGTCTGGAACCATCGCAGCTTGATCCCGCGGTCGCCTGACAGGTCGGACCAATAGTTGCGGAACTCGACCCAGATCTGCACCGCGCGTTGCGGGGTGATGCCGGCAACTTCGCACGCCCAGTCGCGCCACGGTTCGGGCAGGGGTGCATCGGGCTCGAGGCGTGTGCCCTTGAGGGCCTTGGCCGCGGCGCGCTTGTTCGCGATCTGCGGATCCGGGAGCAAGGCGGCCTGCCGAGTCTTCCCCTCAGACTCCCCTTCTACGTACGTATGCTTATCTTTACCCTCAACCTTAACCTCAACCTCAGCGCGTAGCGGTAACAGAGGCGCTACGTTGCGCGCTTTATTTTCAGCAGGTTGCAAGGGGGCTGTTTGGTCGCGATGCCGCTTGAAGCGTGAACGCTCGCGCAACATCGACAGCACCAGACCGGTCAGAAAGTCGTGGTACAGACGGCCGTCGGAGTGGCGTTTCCAGCCCCGCATCAGCGTCCCGCGGTGCAGGTCGAGGTAGGCCTTGGGCATGCGCAGGATGGCGGCGATGAGCTCGTCGTTGTCGGGCAGGGTCGCGATCGGGATCTGCTCCCAGGCGAGCGTCCACAGGAACACCAACCAGGCGCGGAGCTCAGGCGGGGACTCCGGCCGATCGGCGAGCATGAACGTCGTCGACTGGCGGATGCGCCCGACATCGAGGCGCAATCCGTAGTTGCCGGCGCGGGTGTCGGCCGGATACGGTGGCGCGGGCATTGGTTCGGAGGAGACGACGGACAGATTCGACATGCGAGCAGTCAGCGCAGGAGCCATAGGATGAGCCGGATGAGTGAGTAAAGCAGCGCCGCGACGGCGTAGGGGGAGAGGATCCACAGCACCGAGCGCCAGGTGAACGCACCGCGTTGCGTCTGCATGATGCCTCAGATGACGAGCAAGGGACGGCGGCCGCGGTGGGCGACGAACGGATCCCAGGGACGCAGGAACTTCGGCTGCAGCGTGACGCGATCGTCGGCCGGGCCGTCGATGTAGAGCAGGTCGACGCGCCCGCGGTGCACGCGGCAGATCTTCGCGGTGCGCCCCGATGGCGTGATGACGTGATCGCCCTTGCGGCAGTCGGCGAGGATCATGCCGCGGCCTCGAGCGATGAGACGCCGACGATCACGCACGCCTGCTCGCGCCGCTCGCGCCGGCTGATCGAGATCTCGTCGACCTGGGCGTCGTTGACGTAGACGCCCGCCTTCTGCAATGCGTCGAGCACCGGCTTGACCAGGTTGTCCAAGTCACGCGCGCGCCGATCGGGCGGGAAGGCGAGGATCTGCACCATCAGCCGGGCATTGCCGAAGGCAGGCACGCGGGCCTGGTTGCAGGCGTACCACACCTCGCGCCGGAAGGTCTTGTGCTCCGCGGTCAGGATCCGACCGCCGCGGCCGTTGGGCAGCGTGTTGTGGTTGAGCGTCGGCGGCCAGGGAAGCTGGACCGAGTAGACCGGAGGCGCCTCGAGCCGCGCGATGGCGTCGGCAAGGGGCAATTCCGGGGCCTGGGTGATCGACCCGGCAGGGACTGGCACCTTCGCCCGTGCTCGCCGCTTGCGTGCGGCATGGCCCGCGCTAAGCCAGTCCTTCGACGAAGTCAGGTGCGGTGCCGGGCGCCGATGGTTCGACATGCTCATGCTCCCCTTTGCGATCCGCTCGCAGCCGGCCGCGAGTGGCGATTTGAATCAGCGCCTGCTGGCCGAGCGGGATCCCCCGCCGGCGCCAGATGGACACCGTCGCCCGAGACAGGCCTAGCTTCTGCGCGGCCCGCGACTGGCTCTTGTAGTGAGCTACCAGGTCGTCAACGTTCATGGCCCCGAGTTTACACCCGGATCCGTCAACAGGCGCAACTACCGTTCGTCGGCTGGCCTCACGACCGTGTTGAAAGTGGTTGACAGGTTTCCCGTGGAACATTTACATTGGAGGCATGGAAGCGAACCAACCAGGAGCCCACAAATGACCAACCTCTCCCGCCGCCCGATCGTCCTCGCCTACGGTCTGGGCGTCGACTCGACCGCCGTCATCGTCGGCTGCGTGCAGCAAGGCCTGCCGATCGACGCGATCCTGTTCGCCGATGTGGGCGGCGAGAAGGACGAGACGTATGCCTTCCTGCCGATCATCAATGCCTACCTCGAGAAGCACGGTTACCCGACCGTCGCCGTGGTGCGCTACCAGGCGCAGAACTTCAAGCACTACCCCCCGTATGCGACGCTCGAGGAGAACTGTCTCACCAATGGAACGCTGCCGTCGGAAGCGTTCGGGTTCGGATCGTGCTCGCAGAAGTGGAAGGCGACGCCGCAGAAGAAGTGGCTCGAGGCCTGGGCGCCGGCGATCGCGACGTGGGCCCGCGGCGAGAAGGTCATTCGCCTCATCGGGTTCGATGCCTCCTGCGCCGACCAGAAGC